GCATATGATTTTAATGTTGCTGCACCTTGGAAGTTAGTTGCTTGATTAGAATCTACAAGTAATGCTGGTGTAGGTGTTCCTGCTGCATTAGCAGTGGCAAGTAATATTGAACCTGGAACTGCGCCTGAGCCTACTGTACCGTTTACTGCAACTTGAATTACTGCTGCTACTGCAGGAGAATTGTCTGAGTCATAACCAAAATAGTTAATCCCCATAATTTCATCTTCGTCTTGTAGTCCAGTTTTTGCTGCTGGAGTACCTCGTGATCTTGTTATGTTTATTGCTGATCCGACGTCACCGTCTTTAGAAGCTGTGATGTCAAATAGTGAAAACCCGTCTTCGGCATTACCATCACTAATAATTTCGATACCAGCTCTTTTGTTACCAAATTCTCCAGTTCCAGATAACGTTAATGGACCTGCTACAAGATCTTTTGTAGTAATACTATTGTTATCTACATCACCAACAAGAATACCAGCAATTGCATCTACTAATAATGTACTATCATCTGAAAATACACTACCTGTAACATCACCTGTAACATCACCTGTTACATTACCTATTATATTCCCGGTGTGTGTGCCGGTGGTGTCAATTGTTAATGCACCTCCGACTCCAATAGCTTCTTGAACTGATGCTGTAATAAAATTAACACCATCATACTGTATTATGTCAGCAGCCGTTAATCCAGTAGTATCAACATTGCTTAAATCATTTAGTCCAAGTACACCAACTCCTGGAACTGCCACTGACTCCCACTTGTTAGTACCACTATTATATGTTAGTACATCATTGTCTGCTGCACCTGTTAAATCAGTGTCAGTAAGTGCATCTAATGTTGTAGAGCCGCCGCCACCTGATCCAGCAACTAAAGTTCCACCAGCAGTTGTTCCGTCACCTGCGTATAGCAGCTTAGTGTCTGTAGTGTAGATCAGTTCACCTTCTACGGGTGTTATTAGCAAGCGCTCTGCATCTGTGCCGCGTCTTAGACGTAATGCCATGTATATACTCCTAGAATATCTATTATTAGTATTTATACATTTTTAAAGATAACCATCAATCTATTTTCGTTTCTTCATAAAACTTTTGGTTCGTTTCTTGACATCTGCAACGACTTTAGATGTATTCAATCGAAAATCCACATGTGAAATTTCTTCATTATATTCTGCTAAGAAAGTTTCTAAACTAGTTTCGATAGCATTTACATCATCAGAACTGCCCGTGGTTTGTTTGTCTATATCAATTTGCCAAACTTTTCCATCGTGAAAGTAAACATGGGCCGAATGTATATATTCGATTGGAACAGCATGTATTTCTACATCGCTAAACACTTCCGGCCATTGCGAAATTACTTCGGGTGGGAGTTTATTTTTAGGCACTTGCAGCGGTCTTCTTAGGCGCTGCTTTCTTTTTAGTTGGAACTAGTTCTTCAGCTTGTCTACGTAATTCTGCTGCTTCCTTGCTCAAACGATCTGCATCACTACGAAACTTCTTAGCAAGTACTTCGTCAGTGATCACACCATCGTCTGCAACAGGTGCAACACTAGGAGCTGCCGCGGCCATTTCACTGGCAGTCATTGATGGTTGATCAGATCCTGCTAAAGACTTAGTTTTGCCGTCTGTGCCTGTAACTGCTAAGTCGTTAACTGTTACTCCACGCTGTGCTGCAATTGCTTCATTAAGTTCATTTAACCTAATACTAGTGTTTTGATTAGGAATCATCTCAACATCTGCTGTTTTAACTTTAACCATCTTACCAGTTGTGTGAAAACGTGCAAGCATGTTACTACCGTCTGATAGTTGTGTACGCATCATAACAGTTGCTAAGTCATCTGCTTGTTGACCAGATGCTGACTCAACTAACTTGATTAGTGCGTCGTGATCGCCAGCTTCTAAATTTTCAGTTGTTACTACAACACAATGCTCTGGATCACCAGGCAATACTTTGTATGCGACAATTACTCTACGTTGATTGTTAGCCATACGGCCTACATGTTTAAGTGCCATGTTATGCTCCTTGTGCAGGCTGCTGTTGTGCAACGGCTGCTAAAAATGTTTCTAGTTTACTGTAAGTTTGTCCTACAGTCATCATTTCGTTAGGCTTAAAGGCGCCACGTTGACTTGCAACATCGATGATGCTTTTCAGTGCCTGCAGATCTTGTACAGTTAGATCAGGACCTTGTGCTTCACTAGTTTCAGGTGTTGCTGCAACTTCTGCTTCAACGGTTGTATCTTCGCTCATAATATTCTCCTTGTTATAGTATATATGCGTACTTTATTTATTTGTACTTTAAATGTGGACACGCTAACATGAAATAACTCATGTCTTTTGTCTCCTCAAAACCTACAGTTAATACTTGTACTAACTTGTTTTCATTGTCGAGACTTACATTTTTGCCTGTATAGAATCTATTTTTTAAGTGTTGTTTAATCCACTTGACTAGACTATCTTCTAAATTATATTTCATAGGTAAGTTAACGTACTCGAAATGAGGCGGAGCCGCTTTGACTTGCCTCACTTCAAATACATTTAATGGATTAGGTGTTTTATTTTTTATCATGCTGCCGCATCGTAGTGTACTGATGTACCAAACGGTCCTTCTAAGTTCTTATCACGGTTGCTGTGGATAACAAATACTGTATCACAGTAGTCTGGATCACCCCAGCTATCCCAGGCATAACCATCTGTAAACATAATGAGCTTCTTAGGAACATATTCCTGTTCTTTCATGTATGTCCAATTAGCCATAAAGTCAGTGCCGCCGCCGCCCCTTAGTTCGTAGTCTAACAAGTCCTTGCCGTCATTTGCTTCAAAGTCTTCTTCGTTATACACTCGAGTGTCAAAGCACCATACTTTAATGTTATAGTCTGGAAACTCTTCCATAATGCCTTTGACTTCGCCTAAGAAGTCTTTGCCTTGTATTTCCCCAATTGATCCGCTCATGTCTATACAAACAGCAATATCAATGGTATCTTCAAAGTCCATGCTAGGCAATATAGCACCGCTCATTTGTCCTTTGCGTGACGGACGACTAAATGTGTAGTCACTTCTAATTGTGCTTTGCACTGACTGTCGAATAATCTCACGCCAGTTCATCTTAGGTTCTGTAAGTTCCTTAATAATACGCTGTACTGCACCTGGAACATTTCCAGCGCCTGCACTCTGCGCCGCTGAGATCATATTCTCTTTGATCTCATCTTTAATTTGTTTTTCTTCTTCTTTAGAATATGTAGGCTTACTTCCGCTTGTAGCATTACCGTTGCCGTCTTCGCCCATGTCACCGTCTGAACTACCTTCATTACCGTCTTCCATATCAAGGTGTTCGTCTAGCATTTCGCCAAGTTGCTTCAAGTACTCTTCGCCGTTCTTTTTAGCCTGCTCATATACATCATCGTATACTTCTTCACTGGTCCAGCCTTCGTATTTAAAGTCCTGATAGCAACTTACAATACTTGGAATAGTGCCAATACGGTCACGTACTAGTGTATTGTTTACAATATAGTCTGCACTAATATTATAGATCATAGGGTCACGGTCTTCTCTACGACCTATGTGATCAAATACCATATGTAGAATTTCGTGTGCAACAACAAATTCAATTTCTTTGTTATTCATTGCATTAAAGAATTGTGTGTTGTAGTACAAGTTACGACCGTCTACAGCCGCAGTAGGTAACCAGTCATCAGCAGCAACAATCTTTAAACGTGTAGCCATATTGCCAAAGAAAGGATGACGCAATAGCAAACCAATACGTGCCGTAATAATACGGTCCATTACTTCTACACGCATTATTTCTAATGCTTCTGGAGTAATATCCGGATCTGGAGTAAAGTTTTTTAGTTTACTTGCTGTGTCTTTAGTAGCCATTATCATCGCCCTTTCTTTATTAACTTATACATACAGTATAGCACCGAAATGCCATACTGTCAACCATTAAGCTTCTTGTGCAGCCTTAATATACTTACCATAACGCTCATGGAATTCATCAAAACATTCTACTTCGTCTGGATCAATTGGTAACGAATACTGTGTAAGCGCAAGTTTAATACCCATAACAACCAATTCTGTGTCAAAGTTATCCATTGAAAAGCGTAGGAAGTTGTTCACTTTGTCATCAAACTTCTTGTCGCCTGCATCACTTGCTTCTTTAAGTTCATAGCACAACGACACAGTTAAAGAGTACATTGCACTAATTTCTTTAGTCTTCATCTCTCGTACTTTGCCTGCTAGGATGTCACTTGGGTTAGGCATGCTAGACGCAACTTTGCGGTGCGCCATAAACTTAACAGCCAGTCCTTCGCCAACTGCACCTGCTACTAGGTCAGTAGTAGTTGCTTCGTCTAAGTCATCTTCTATCAATTCTGAAACAAATGACCATGAACGAGGTGTTGCAAACGAACGCGATGAACTTTTAGGATCAAAGTCGTACAAGTCTTTCTTTGCAAATGTCAAGTAACCTACAACATCTGTGTGCTGATTGTTAGCAACAGCCCAGTTAAACCAGTCATCAAAGTTAACAGCAAGTTCTAAGTGAATAAAGCGGTTAGCCAACGGAGCAGGCATACGATACGTAACACCTTTGTCTGCTTCACGGTTGCCAGCCGCAACAACTGATACGTTGTCTGGAAGTTTGTAAGTGCCTACACGACGATTAAGAATCAACTGGTATGCTGCCGCTTGTACACTAGGCGCCGCCGAGTTCATTTCGTCTAAGAATAATGTAATATGGTCATACTGTGCCGCAAACTCTTCGCTTGGAAGTTCGTTAGGTGCGCCCCACACCATTGTTCCTGAGTTGCTGTCGAAATATGGAATACCTTTAATATCTGTAGGTTCCCAAAGACTCAAGCGAATGTCAATCAAGTGTGAATTTGCAAAAGTATCGTTAACCTGCTGTACGATATCTGATTTGCCAATACCTGGAGGTCCCCAAAGAAAGATAGGACGTTGCTTTTTAAGAGCATGCTTAATGCTGTTTTTTGCGCCATTTGGACTAACTGTGCGAGTTGAAGTATCCATTTGTAGTACCCTCTTTTTGCGTTGCTTTATTTAAACTATACATATATAATAACACATCTACAGGATTTGTCAACCATTTTCTAAAAAAAGAACTTGTTTAAAAACAACAACTTAGGATTTATTTTGTCTAGTAATTGCCTTTGTGAGGCCATATTTACGTAAATCACCACTGAAAAGAGTTAGTTCAACTGCTTTCTTTTCGTTTGTTACCACAATACTTCTATTTGTAAGGTAGTAAGGACAGTCAATAAACTTGTCAAGGTGTATGATTACTTGAGTAGATAATGGTACATCTCTTGGATATGGTATGTCATATGTTGCCAAGTCTATTAGAGTTAGTACATCAAATCCTGTTTCTGTTAGTCGCAGGCCACCGGAGTCTTTATCCCTGTTGTTCTTCCACCATAAGGGCATATATTCACTTACTGTAGCAGGATTTGTACTTTTACCAAGTTCTTTTAAAAAGAGCTTAGTATATGTCTCTTTCCAGTTCATTCTTCTGTAACCAGTTCACCTACAGTAAGTTTGTATACTTTAAAGTCTTCACATTTAAACATATCGTTTAATTTTTTAGCAAGGTTATGTGCGTGTCCTGGATTTGAAAAACTAACTTTCTTATACTTAGGACCAGGATAATTAGTAAGTGCATTTGCACTTTTAAGATTAAATGGCTTTTCTTGATAGAATACAGCCCAAATAGCTTCTGCTTCTAGTACTTGTTCGCTCTTATAGGTCTTATTATTAATGTTTTCTAATATGACTGTTGGCTTTGGACGACTCATATACGCAATTCCTTTTAATTAACTACGCATATATTTATCTTTTTAAAAGTTATCTACGCACTTAAAACTTGTCGCCACCATCTAAATTAATCTCAATAGTTTCGTTGTTACCTTTAGATTGTGCAACTAATAGTTCAAGATCACCATGTAAGCGACTCATAACAGCACCAAGTGTAAATGCTAGTGTCTTTGCAGTAGCAATGTCTAGTTTAACTTCTCTTACACGACTTTGTTCAGCTGCCTTTACAGCATTTAAAAATTGCTGTAAAGGAATAGTGTTTAATGGCTCAATTTTTTGCACGACGCAACTCCGATCTCATTTCCATTTCAGTCTTAAATGGTCCTTTAGAATTATAACGTTCAATTGTAATTAGTTTAGGGCAAAAACTTTTAACCCAGCCTTTTTCAAACTGAATAATGTAATAGCCTGCACAATATGCACTTTTAGATTTGTTACTTTTAGTAAACAATGGTAGCTTACGCTTAACATCGAACATAGTATTATACGGACTTACGCTAGTTGGAAATCCGTATACAATAAAATCCTGCTGCGTTACTTCTTTTGGAACAGATAAATCAGTCCATACGATGTCGGTGCCAAAGCGTTGTTTCATATCTCGTTTACTGTCAAAGAAACATGTTTCTACTTTATTGCTAAACATATACCTGTCGTCATTCCAAGACATTGTTCCTATACGTTGTTCATCATTTTCGATAATCCAAAACTTATCTTTTAATACAGGTTTTGCTTTTAATGTCATGCCGGGTACCTCGCTTGTAATGGTTCTGCATAAGCCTGTGCCTGATCTGCAATGCGTTGCATATCCCACTTTGCACAGAACTTCATAAGACGCAAGCCTACTTGACTAATGTCCTTAGGCACTGCATGTTCTGCAATAGTTGTATCAATAATCTCTCTAATGTCTGCAGGTTGTGCAGTTAAGTCACACAATACAACATTGCGATTGTAATCATCTAGTACACGATGTTCTACGCCTTCATGATCAGTCCAGCGTTGTAGCATCATGTTATTCCAGTTATAGCCTTTAGTGCCTTTGTCTTCGTATGCTTCGATAAGACCTACTTTGTTCTTAGTGCCTTTTTTGCGTACACCAGGGTAAGCACTAAACACATTATCACTAGTGTCGCCACGCATACACTTCTCAAACAACATAAAGTCAGGCTGCGGCGCAGGCTTGCGCTCTTGTGTTTTCTTTTCAATAACAGGCGAACCGTCATCGTTAAAGTAGCCTTTGTCTGTAATAGTTACGTTAGCAACACCATTGTATTGTGTTACATTAGGAGCAACTAGTTGTGCAAAGTCGCCATCTGTACTAATAATAACATGATTATCATTAGGATGTGCTTGTACCCAACCTGCAATAAGATCATCTGCTTCTA